TTAATCCGAAGCGATCGCAATGAAAACATCGATTCCTTCTGCTTTCGTTTTAATGATAGCGGCAGAAACATCTTCACTATCTGCTCCAGCCGGGCACTGTACAAATACCGTACCCGGCGATGTCCGGGAGCCATACCGCGTGGACGCCGATCCGTAAGTATCCCGCCCCTCGCAGACACAATCCGAAGCTCGCCAGGGTTCGAAGATCAGCGCTCCGCTCACAATCTGACTAATCTGATATTCAAGTGCAGCACGAGTGTTTCTCTGTGCCAGAAATTCATTCTGTATTCTTAAAATATAGGCAGAATCCGTCTCGCCAGACAGTCTTGGCAGATTATCACCAAAATAATCAGCAGCTGCCATATCAATAAAATTTCCGGTACTTGACTGTAACCTTGTCTGCTGACTCGTATAGGACAGCAATTGCCAGAACATCGCCCACGGCCATGCCAGACCAGCGAGAACGCCGTCAAGGACCGGCGTAGCATTTTCCGACACAGCCGGAAACCATCCTGCAGGCAATACAGCTCTTATTCTGGCGGCTATATCCTCCTGATCGCCTACTGCCATAGCAAAAATTCTTTCTGTATCCAGAAGCTCTGAGACATGTAATTAAGCATCAGTATCATTAACTGTTACCGATGTTACGCGGACAACAGTGCCTGTCGAACCACCTATATCAGCAACAACACCATTCACTGTGACAACCCCCACACTCGTTACAAGACTTCCTGCCGACTGAAGTGCTATACTGGAAATAGTAGTGTACTGACATACACCCCCTACAGTAAGTGCATTGATGTAAGCGGTAATGGCACTGCTTACCGCCGTCTGAACAGAAGCTAGTTCCACCCCTGCGGCCAGAGATACCGGAACGACAATAACGGCTGCAATAACCGTAGCCCGCACAGTCGAAGTTTCGACACCGCATGCCCGCGTCGCTTCAATTGCGCTTTCAACGGACGTTAATGTTGTATCAGGCACATCGCCAGATCCATCATCGATAGTCGCAAAAAAATAACCTGCCCTGTAAAGTCCGTCGGGTGTTTCATTTTGAATGACCTGATATGTCAGATTCGATGCAACTCCTGAAATAGATGCTTCCACAGCATCCAGAGTCGCAGACGACAGAGAGGAAAACCATAACACCATACGACTTTTAACTGCAGAATCTGTCTCTTCATCTGACCCATTACTTACAGCAGAAAGATTCGTACAGGTGTCAATTCCGGATATTTGTGTTCCAAGGAGATTGATAACTCCGGCTGACACATTGCCGACAGATCCTGTTGTATTACATTCTATCGGACACGTTATGGACGACACACCCTGAGCACGCACGTATCCACCTGCGGTAGCTGACCAGTACTGATTGTCTGTATCCTCGGTAACAGTGAATGAAATTGTTCCATCAGATGTTTTGACAACCGCCCCCACCGGAACAACCGCTGAAGTCGAAGTTGGCGAAAGACTGATAAATGTTTCCACAGTAGTCGCCGCAGTCGCACCCAGACGAGTCATTCCATATTGTGCAATCCACGTATCCACGTCGGAACCAAACGATGATGCAAGCCTGGTAACTGAAAGTACCTGCAGAATAAGATACTGAATCCAAAGTGCCACGGTCGCATTGGCTTCCATGAGAGCTCTGGCAACTGACCCGGTCGTAAAGTCAAGAAGGGACGAACATGCCCCCTGAGCTGCTGCAGAAGAATTCGAAACCAGCGTAGAAAAATTTTGAAGAGATAAATTCATTTTATAATTCCAGCGTAACTGTACCGCCAGTCGAATTACTCACATAAGTAATGACTATCTGAATTTCGCCCAAACTGACACTGTTAACGGACACAGCAGGACTCGGATTAGAAGAAACCACAGCTTCCAGCGTCATTTGTTGAAGTATAATAGCCTGAAGATCTGCAGGCGTATCAATGCCACCAACTCTTCCGGGAAGTCCGGCACCGTAAGTAAGGGAAAAAATATAATCTCCGGCATTCGTGGTTAAACGCCGCAGTACACGCTGCATACCGACGTCATCTCCTGTCGCAACTTCAAGCTGCCCCGTTTCTGTGATTATCAGGTCAGAGCCGCGAACATGAAATAAATCTGCCATGATAGATAATTTTATTACCTTGTATTTAACTAATTATATTTTTCTAATCAAAACTAGAACTTATTGTGGCTCTTCCGTTACGCTCCCACCTACCTGCACTCCTCCATGAATGTGTTGCTGAAGCGAAATACCAGAAGCTTTAACATCTCCCGAAACGGTAACGTCGCCCTCTATCACAAAATTACCATTTACTTTGATTCCATCACTCATCAGGACAAATTCTGTTTCGCCAACTTTTATTCCAAACTGACCGGGACTGAGCTTACTCCCGTCCAGACACGAAAACGTAGCGGGCTGCGTTACGGCATCGAAAACTCTCGCTACAACAACGTAATTGTCTCCATCCCCCTGTGCTGTTTCTATAAGGACATGATTACCAATTTGCGCTGGCGCATAGCATAACGCTGTTCCGACTGAAGCCGCGGTGTCGCAAATCCACCCCGTTTCGCTATTCTCCGGTTGCAGGAACACCTTTACCAGCCCTGACGACGGATCGACAGCACTCACCACTCCAAATCTTGCCCGTCCAATTCGATTGGTATGAGAGTGCATCATCATATCCAGAGCACCACGGACATTTCTCACGTACCATCTCCTGTTGCGTTGCGCATTCTTAAAGTAATACTCTTGGAAACTGATTTGCTATTATAAGATAATGTCACATCATCCACAGTATAAATCACGGAATCAAACGTCGTACCCGTACCTTGTAGCCTGATGCGTTGCCGGGGGAGAATGTCGAGTTGCGGATGAACATTCATCCTGATCATTCTTTCATGTGCAATCAAATCGTTAAAACGCAACTGCGCTAAAGTCAGGCACTGGTCCTGAGTAGTGCCAACAGGGGCCGTAAAATTGTAACGACTGGAACTCCCGCTGCTGCTAACGGGATAAGTTGCAGAATGAACTGCTCTCTGGCGCGCATCCCAGGCTGAAACCGTTACAGAAGCGTCTCCGGTATTAGTGAAACGTCGAACCAGAATCATATTACTTACGGGCCCGACCGGGGATGATGAAGCTGTCGCCGCAGCAGCCCAGTCTAAAGTCATTATTGAATCCGACGTGTCCGGAACGCGGAAATGCAGTGTTTTGTCATCAACCCACAAATCGTAACCGTATTCATGCTGCATACCCACACAGAAGTCCCAGCCGGTCTGAAACTGATGCATTCCTGAAAGACCATGGGCTTTATGTTCGTATTGATAAAACTGGCCAACCAGACCGTCAGTAGCGTCAATATCTGCCTGCAATCCAACCTCTGAGGCTAACGTCGTCAAAGCTTCTGATGCCGTCATGTTAAGGAAAGAAGAGCCCGACAGTTCGTATTCTATCAGGCGTGAAGCCCAGTCACGACCGCTGGCAATAACAACTCCTGTATCCGGGCGATATTCTACATAATCAACCAGACCGGAAAAAATTTTAGTAACAGGCGCACTCCCTTCCGGAACCGAAGCCGATATAAATCCTCCATAAATATCGATTTCAATTTCTTCAGATGAGCCATCAACCGGATCAAACCACGGCGATATTGATTCATCAACAGGTATAACTACAGAAAATACGCCTGACTCCGCCATTCTTGATCGGTATATTTCAAGTCTCTGGGGTGTAGGCAAATCCACTCCACCTGATTTCAGTGTTATTCTTGGCCTGATAACACCCGAAAACTCTGCGACCTGTTGATTTATAGATACCATACGTCTTCACTATTTATTATTATTGTATCTCGTGGCATTGTGTATTTAAGCTCCACAATCATAGCTAAGCATCAATCCCCCCAGTCTGACTGGCGTCAATCGGCGGCAGAACAATTGTCTGAAGTGATGTTATCCATGTATCAGAAAGATTATTTAGACTCATAATCCGGTTTGCCTGTGTTGCATCCCCGAGAAAGCGAGCAGCTATATGCCACAATGAAATATCACTTGGACTTACCAGAATCGACTGTGACAATTTTTCTTTCCATACATTAAATAAAAATCACTCAGTAACAATAGTTCCGTTAGAAATTCCCACATTTCCGATTGCTCGAGAAATATATGAATTTACTTGTGCGGTCGATGCAACAATACCGGAATGAGCAACGCTGGCAACCAGCGCACCGGAGTCAGGCACAACATCCGTCCCGGCATTTGACGTAATGGACGATATCTCCGTTTCCGATGTGGCCATTACTGATGAGACTTCAGATTGCCCGGATGTAAGCTCTGTTCCTACAGTACTGATTGCACTCTGACTACTAACAGATGATAAGGCACCAGCATCAGTCGCTATACCCGATAAAGTTGCGGAAGCCATAGATATCTGACTCCCCGCACCAAATAAATTTACCAGAGGTGTAATTTCTCCAGTATAGGTAGAAATAGCAGAAGAAACTGAAGAAATATACGACCCAACAGTGTCGACCAGATCGCTGATGCCATCAACAGCAGAACTGGCATCATCTCCTATCAGACTACAAAGCGCTGACTTCGTACTATTGACTGCATTTGTCACAGACGGAATAACTTCGCATGAGATGTTATATGGAATAACAGTTCCATTGTCCGTGTATACACATTCAAATGACGTGATAGTCACCTGCCGGGATAAGCCAGCACCTGTAAAATCATGGATACCACCAGCCTGAACCATAGCAGCGAGCAAATTTGCACGACTTAAACCGTTAAAACCACGAAAGACACCGCTCCAAACCAGCGGTTTTTCATAATACCCTGCCAAGGTAACAGTCTTTCCTCCGCCAGGACGATGCATAATTGCCGCATCCTGATAGCCACCCCACTTCAGAAAAGAAGGCACTTCTGTATCGAGAAATATTACAGTTCCCAGAGTAAACGACTGTCCGCCAAGAGCAGATGCCACTGCTCCTGCTACACTCAAAAAACCGCTCATAAATGTAATCCGGGATAGCAGGGGGTACTCTGCACCCAGGACAGAGGCGAAGTCGTTGGAGCAGCAGAAAGACCCTCACCAAACTTCTGGATGACGGCATCTGCAATTTCAGAAACATTAGATACATGGAATTGCTCCGGAGGATCCGGTATTGTCTGTTTTGCTTCTGATTTTCGAGGAGCAGAGTATAAGGCTTTATAACCATCCCCATTCTGTCTGCTCTCAAAATAATTGGTCTCAGACGGTCTTTTGCTGGTTGCAAAATCTCTTTTGTCTTTTGCAATCGCACCAGATCTGACGAATGACTTCGCCAATGAGGCATTATGCCTGTGCGTAGCATACGTCATATTCATAAGCTGCTGACTGGAGATTCCCTGAGATGATTTACGATCTATAGTTTTTCCATCCAGTTTACCGGTGCCGTATCTGATGTGTCTCACACTACCTGAAGGAATCACCAGGACAGAACGCCCCCGAAAATGCAGCCGGATTGCACCGGGTTTTTTCGTAATATTCATATGATTAAGTGAATATTCAGAAGAATAATCATTAGTAAAAGTATTTTTTTTGTCTTTTGATTTAATAATATTTTTATCAGATATTTTTAACTCATGGTCTCTTACCGTAATTCTCCACACTCTACTCAGATTGGAATGTTGCTTCTTTCCATTATCGAAGCGGTGTATTAATATCCTATGCTCAGACACTCTTGCAGTTCGCCCTACATTCCCCTTGTACAGCACAGCTTGCGAATCTGATAAGATGGCAGGCTTTCCGACATAAATTAAATTATTGTGCCTGTTTTTTCTTGCCTGACATATTGAACCATCACGATTTAACGGCGATAATCGATTTTTTTTTGAATTACCATGAGAAAATACTGAAGCAGTGACATCTGCCTGACGAATAGCGTTCCTCACTATCATACCACTATTTGGATATCGACTACCGCCGTGTTTTTTCGATAGATAACCTGAATTTCGGAGCATAGAAGAGTTCACCGATACAGGTGGCCTCAGTCCGGCTTCATTTCGGCTCAGATGCTTATCATTTACTAAAATCAGATGCTTCATGCGATAGGGCCAGGTCAGAGCATGCGCTCTGAATATTTTATCCGAAAAGAGCAACTGTTTACGCTTTGAACGCAGGCTTAACGATAGCCGTGGTTTTGATAGACTACGCGAAATATTTATTTTTATGTTTGGCCTGTTATTGGTGCGCTTTTCGATTGCAAGCATATTCCTTCTAATACCAATCACGCGCCCTCACAATAAATATTATATTCAAAAATTGTTTATTTATTTCTATTTTCTAATCTGTCCACACACCGCGTTCCCAGCAATATTCCCCCCCATCCAGCCGACCCGCAATAACGAGGGCCGCCGCGCGAACTCGCCAGTCCCAGTTGAGAATGACATCATAGGGAACATTCGCGCGGAGAAGAGCCATGATTGTCCAAAGGGATGGAGAGGAAGCTAGTTTTTTATGTCATCCATCTGTTGCGATGGTTTTTCTAAAGTTTCAGAGGAAATATAATCTTCAACTGCATTAATTCCATCTACACCCAGAATATTTGCCAGATCTTTGATGCCTTCTTTGTTCCGGGGAAATGGCAAAGGAATTCCATCTACCGAACGCACAGAGCACCATAACTGCGCAGCATTCAAATACATTTCATTCCCGGCGGCTTCACTACCACATGCAAGAATAAAATCCAAAACCTCACCAGGATTCATTTCCCGGTACTCTAATTTTTTTCCATTTTTTGATGTAATATAGTAAGATTTAGAAGACAAATTTTCCGGCATTATACAGACCTCCTCTGACTAGCAAAGAAATCGACCGTCTGAGCTACAATATTCTCGGAGTCAAATTTTCCTGCATTTGAAAACGTCAAAGTTAAACCAGAATATTCATATTTTGACGTTGATCCATCTGCCTCCTGGATATAGCAATAAAGTACACCAGATGAAATTGTGCTTGCATTCCAGAATGCCAACTCATCTGCATTGAACAATGTATCTAAAGCATAATTCCCTCTGTCAATGGTAAAACTTCCACGCCACCCTGATGGAGTGTTGAATTCTATAGGAGGCTTATTTAGTGGATTTGTTCTTTGAACTTTAATTTCCTGACGAACCTGAAAATCAATTACATCCTCCAGATCAATCCGTGCGCCATTCCAGATCAGAATAATAGATCCCTGTCGACCTATTGTATACGGTGTTGTCATTATTGACTTGAGACCGTTACATCGGCCCCTCCATTTATATTAACAATGAATTTGCGATTAACGCCAAAATATGTAATACTTATATCAGCTTGCAGGTAACCCAACGCTGTTCGTGATTGAGGATTATTTGTTGATGAGCACGTGACAGAATAAGCAGTGCTACCAGTAGTAGTTCCTATGATACCCCGTGACTGCAGATCCGATAGAAAGCCAGTAAGTGTCGCTTCAACATTAGAAAAGAGCGTAGGAGACATCGCGAGGCCAATATATATTCCCATACCATTCGAAATGGTTTCGGCAATAAAATTTGTCACTCTGGTATATTCATCCCCATCAATTTCGGGGTTACTTGACACATTAAATCCACCTCGTACGCACCAGTATGCGCCGCCAGGAGCAGGATTACAAATAACATCAAGGCCATTTTCAAATAAAGAAGTAAGCTCAGCAGAAGAATAAGTCATTGTCTGTCCGTCAGACACCAGACCGGCTTTCTGGCTACCAACTATTCCATATAATTGCTTATTAAGGCTGGGCAATTCAGGTGACAACATGGCCAGACATCCCGCGACAAAACCATGAGGTGCTACCAGACGTGTCAACGAATTTTCAGAATCGTACCAATAAAGCCAGTCACCAAGCATTACTTTTAATGCGTAACTATCAACAGCAGCAGTGACCCGATTTGATACCGCGTCAGCAATAGACTCACCCGATGGACCGGAAGTGATCATATAAAGACCTTCCGCTAATCCAAAAGATATCTGCGCAGTCCATGTTGATGAATCTGTAACACCAGACAAAACGCCGATACTGCAACTCTGTCCACGTAGTGCGTACATGCCCGTTCGTGTCGTACCGTCTGACCCTAGAAGACTTTGAGCTGTCACGCCGGAATTTCCGTCTTCGCCGCTCGCGAACGTCTGTGAGGAAACAGCAGAAGGAGCGGCGCCAGAATTAGTCCCCGCAGAGGCCACTACTAATGCACTAGCTCCCCTGGCAGAAGATTGTCCGCTATTAACTGCGCTGATAAGATCAGACCAGAATGATGCGTTACCATCAGAAGCAGATAAATTATCAAATGCTTCAGGTAATGCATTTGGCATCTGAAACACGAGCTTCCATGTCCCTGGAGCTGAGCCTGTAGTCAGATCGGCAGTAATTGTATTTCCTGCGGTACCACTATATTTCGCGGACAAAAGAACAGGATAAGTTGCTGAAGTGGAATCATAAAGCATCGCACAAGAAGCCGCAACATCCGTTCCATCGGTAACACGCACACCGACGAAATCGCTTGCTCCCTGAACAATTGCAGCAGATACCGGAGTCGCCAGATCAAATGCAGTTGTTTGCATTGGACCAAAAGCTTCTATTCTTTCTTGGGATGTGCCAAACACTACTGGCGTATTTACAGGACCCCATGTGGCCGTACCAACAACGCCTATAATATTTGTTGATGCCCCTGAGAGTGAAGTACTCGCAGGAGTTAAAATCTGCACATACAGATCTGGAACAGTTAATGCAGCTGTATTAAGTGACCCACCTTGAGATATTACACCCATTATAATTCTCTCTTACTCTCAGAAATACCTATTTTATTATTTTTTGGCAAATTTATATATCTAACAAATTTAATCTGATCAGAACCAGTGATACTAGAAATAACTGTACTGTTTTCAATCAAATCTCCTTTTTTATAATTACCAAAATCTGAAACCACTAATAAAGCTTTTCCCATGTTTTCTCTACGCTATAAAAGGAATATCTGGATACACGCCTTCGCGCGCTGCATTATTTATAGATGACCCTATTACAGAAATACGATCTGTGTTTCTGCTACTCGCAGAGTAAGTCGCAGAGTAAGTAGGAGATAACCAGCCACCTTCAGTAAACTGATTCCATGCATAAATAAGCCCAACTCCCGCCGGACATTCAGATGCATTTTTTATAAATGTTGTCATATTCATAATATGTGATGCAATATCAGTAGCGGTCCCCGCTTCATAATAATTTTCTGACGACAGCTCAGAACTTATTGGATAAAACGCCTGCGGATTCTCAATAAGAGGACGCTGATCCCATCCAGTCATCGCGGTAGGAATCATCGGAAAACCAGAATTTACTCTATCATTCCAATCAGTTTCAGCAGCATTTACCAATGCGGAATAGGTTTGAGGACTGCCAGATAAACGAGGATTGCAGTAGGCACCGGCAGCATCGGCCCCCACACTCTTCGCAATATCTGCGTTATCATAATCCGAAATAGCAGAATCAGAAAGATATACAATATACGGATTTTTATTATGTGCTTCAAGAACAGACTCACGAATAAAACCGATTGCCCGACTAAGACCACCCGGCAACTTGGCCAACTGACTATTCCCCCTGTTAATTATAAAATACAGCGGTCGGCCACTCAGGACTGTCATATATTCATCGCGGCCCATCAGCATGATATCTCTTTTAAAAGTATCAGTATAACCATCGCAGCTTGTCGTATCAGCCCAGTTCGATGGCTGACCTATCATACAAAACTGAAGCCCTTTTTTAGAATTACTAGATAGATAAAATGATAGAGCAAGACTTAAAGAATCATTTTCAGGATACGATTCAAATGCCCAGAATGATAATCCACATGAGATTGCATCAGAAATTTCCTGATTTATCGATTCCTGTGTAGCTGTCGGCCAAGCGACCTCGTTTTCTGCACTTATAATCGCATTTCCAGGCAAACGATAAAACCATTCTTCGGAATTCAGGGCTGCCGCGCATTGTTCATCAATAACATTAGACATGTCATGCCACGCGTCGAATCTGATTGCGCCTAAGGGAGGCAGAACCGAAGACATATTCTCTCCCCCAACACCAAAAGCCCAATCAGAATTAACAATTCCTACAGGCCACAAGGCCGGAACTGAATTAACAGACTGCGTCCATCCAATTTCAATTTTCCATAATAAATTTAGTCTATATAAATTTGTATTCAGGTTACTGTCATCCACTTCTCTTCCTGCAAAAATAAAATATCCAATTTCATTTTTATCAGTCTCCGTTAATTCATTCTCAAGAACCGCTGTCATTACAGCTTGTTCGAGAATATCCCTAATCAGAATAGAAGGGGCAAAAATTGAAATATTAAATGTCTGTTCAGTTCGTGACAATTCACGAGTGACAACAATACTCTTCCCTACCCTACCATACATTGTATGGGGTGCAGCAACCGACAATGTCGAATCAGAACAAAGCACGCTGACTTGCCCGATATTTTCGACCACAGCCTCAATCAACTGAGCAATAAGCTCAGCTGTGTAGCCGGTTTTCACGGCTACGGGATAAGCAACATTATCAATCACTATGCCAGCTACACCGTCAGATGCAGCCACCCCCTGAAATGTAACAGAATCTCCAGAAATTGCATTTTGCGAAGATATTCCAAAGGTATTATTACAAGAGCGGGCATGCCATCCCCGATTGTATCGTGTTTTATCGACAGCAGTCCCTGATTTTTGATTAATAGTTATCCAGCTAACTGCCGGCGAAGATTTAAGATCTTTACCAAGCTCGGTTTCTTGCGGCCACCCACGACAGATTTTAACATCATAACCGATAGCAGATGTCATGCTATCGATCAAAGAATCCGGATAAATATAATCAGCTAGTATTTTTGCCAGTAACGCTTCAATTTCACAGACTTTAACCATTATACCTTATCCGTAATCACATTAAGACGATATCCGAATATGGTTTTTTCTAGATTGTAAATGTGATACGAATTTGATCCGGATATTTTGATACGTAGCCCCTGATGCAATATAATTCCTAGTATAACAGGCATTAAGATCTTAAATCCACTAGTCTGGATATCTGTACCAAGGTGCGTCAAAGGACGTCCTCCGCCTCCACTTTCCTGCATGGAAACAGGCCAGTTTTTGGCTATAAGCCGATCATGCGCCCATACTGGCCCTTCGGAAGCACGAAGACCCATTAAATTATTATCAGATGAAATATCACTTTCGTAAATTGAAATAACTTCATTTTTTAAAACAACCAATACAGGTCGATCAGATTCTATCTTGGATACAAAATAAATTTCTTTCGCATCACGTCTTTCATCTGATACCTTAACGAGATAATCTCCAACACATAATTCCGATATATCGATTAAAGCAAATAAGAAATTATGTTCCCACGTTATTGGAGTTGTCCCTGACATTGATGCTGAAATGTCAAACAGACATTTTATAAGAGCAATGTAATTATCCCTGAAAGGACCTGATGTATCTGAAACTCTGTACAGCTTTACATTTCCGCCAGGAACACCAGCTACCTTCGCCAATCCTGATGAAATTTTTTGTTTTATACAGACAGCTTCCATCAGACAATAAACCGTATCGCTCCGGAATTCCATTCTGGTCCGGCTTTAACTCCAAGAAAGTGGACCAGTTCCAGCCTCTGCTGGTAAAATAAGGAAATTCTCTCTGAGACTTCCGTTTTATTATGTGTCCATACTGAAGCTTTATCTGTGTCAATGTTTTGTGCTGCCTGAGAGGGGCCCAACTCAAGACAAGAAAGAATATTGAGCATAGAACGCGCAACCTCTATCTCCGCATTCGAGAGATTATTTATTTTATACTCGAAATCTCCATATTTTGCGAAATATGGCCACGAATACTGTATATTGCTTTCATCCCCTTTAACTGGATACCAGCAATACCTTCTCAAATTGACTTTTTCCACTTCAGTCAGATTAATCGAGCGTAGTCCGCTGGTCATTACAGATATCCAAAAGTAAGTTTCTGAATTAGTGATTCATCGACAATGAATCACTAATTTATATTACAAGCTTTCGATAATAACGCCTCTTTTAAGATAGCTATTTGTAGATGTTGGAATGATAGAGGGGTTTACTGTCGCATCAGTCGGAAGAGCGAAACCACCAATCCAATACCATGACTGAGCGATAATTTGTTTTAGCCGATCAAGAGGCTCCCGTGTAATCATCATAATACCGTCGACATTCTCTATCAACGCTTTGTCGCTGTCAGGGATATCCAATGCACCATTATAATCCCCTTCAATGAGAGCTCCCTGACCGCAGACAATAGCACGATGGACAACACCGGCTCCTAACGATGCCTGCAAAGGAGCCTCAGTCGTCGGTATAAATCTTACCCCAAGAAGCTCGACAACCGACCCGGCACGATATGTCTCGCTTCCATATGCGCCCCGGTAAAGATACTTGAAATCACCATCTCTGAAGAGACCAAGCATCTGCTGATCGTCCAGGTAACAATGATAAGCACCGTCAATGGTTGGAACGTTATTCATCCGAAGAGCTGCAACAGCCGCAAGAACTGTCTGGATTCCAAGCGTGTCCCCAGCGATGTAGGTGCTGGAACCATAATTTCCTGTAGGAGCAACGAGCTGCGCAGTCGTAAGCCTGTTATTCGGACGAAGCACAAGAGGAGCTGTAGAGGCTACCACAGCGTTACCCGCCGTGGCGTCCGCCACCGAAACAGAGGTAGAAAAAATCAGCTTTCCTGACTGGCCTAACGGTGCAGTCGATGTGTTGACTGCATCAGAGCTGACCCCCGCCAACGTGTAAGCATTGCTCCCCACGGTAACAGTCATTCCGGAAGATTGTGCGACCGAAATTACCTGTCCCGCAGAATTCAATAGCCGTTCAAAACCCCGGATATCATCAACAGATACCTGTGTGCCGGATGCAGACAGCGTAGCCGAAACACGCGTATTTCCCCCCATGTAGCCACCCACACCGGAATCACCACCGCCAAACAGGGTATTACGTGCAATACGATCAAGAGACTGAAGAGCCTGAATTCCATTAGTGTTTGCATTAGCAAGAAACTGGTCAGCAATGCCAACTCCCTCACTAACTACATTCAGATCAATAGTGTCACCATATTGATTAATAGTTAGTGTATACTGTTCCACCGACCAGGTCGAAGGCGTTAGTCCGTTGTCGAAATTTGTATTCTGAGTCGGATTCATCGGCGTCGTTACTGGTGCCTTTAAACCTTTCCGTGTTTTTGTAATACTTTCACCAATACGGTTCGGAAAAATCTCACGGTCTGCAATCGCCCGGAAAGCTATGCGAGATTGAAGTGCAGCACCGAATTCACGAGCAAGATAGCCTTCCTGAATAATTGGCTGGAGCTGTGCAGGAAAATTGTCAATAGCCAAGAGTTAAATCCTTTAGTTAAAACGGCGTGAATATGAAGGTGCAATCTTTTTAAGCGATGCCCGGTAATCCGACTCGGTCATTTCCCGCACTGACGTCGGACCAGCGGATTTAATTTTTGGAGCTGCTAAAAGCTTTGCAGTTCCCGTCAATTTTCCCTCTTTTTCGTAAGATGAAAACAGAAATGGCTTACATGTCTTCATCTCTTTAAATGCATCTTCCACTCCGAAAACATTTCCGTCAGCGTCAACTGAAATATTTGAAGCATTGAGCAGCGGGAGACAGTCCATATCTACAAGTCCCGACGTAATAGCTGCTGCTTTAATAGCCGAGCTTCGACGCACCTCCGCCATTTCGGCAATTTTTGCATCAACTGTCGCAGCTGCATCGACACGTGCGCGCTCAAGCTCAGCTTCCATTGCAGAATTTTTTGCTCGAGCTTCCGCCAGATCAGCCTGAACCTGTGCAAGCTGACCTGAAAAGGCGTCAGCCACACTATCCGCAACCGATCTGCTTCCACCATTGAGGTCGCCGTTACCCGCAACGCCATCATCGAGCGCGAAAAAAACATTATCAAATAATTTCATTTATACCTCAGTTGGATCGCGGTCCTGAACCTGTCCGTCCAATGCTTTCAAACGTTCATCATGCGCTTTAATATCATCAAGTATTTTATTTTTTTCCTCGCCGACATGCTGAACATGCGTTGCCGGACGCATCATCCTGATCGCTGTATCCACTGATACTGCATTCGCAGAACGTGCTGCCTGCACTGCATTGGCCATAGTCTGCATGTCCCCAAAAGTTGGTTCAAACCATGGAGGCCAGACCAGTGAAATATTTCCGGCCTCAATGGGACCGTGGAATTTGCCACCAATATTTAATTCCGGAACAACCTGGCTGATTCGACAGATAAGGTTCAGAACCGAAACAAACCCAAACTCCCCGTATGATCGACGGAGGCGTCCGGTGAGCCACGTTAATCCGAGACACATCAGTTCCATGGCCCTTCCCGACTGTGCCGCCGTAACACGATCTCCATGAGCTCTGTTTCCATGCATGGCTTCAAGTGCCAAAGCACGCAATGCTTCCCACATATTCAGAGATGCCGCCGCACCAGTGCCGTTTATTTCAAGAAGTTTTGCCTCTCCTCCCTGTGGAAGAGAAATCGCATGAGATGCGTCTTTTGGAATCTGTTGTGGCATCATGCCAGGCAACTGATATTCGTCAGCAGAAAGAACCATCGTCGGATCAGCAGAGTATCGCAATCCGCGCACAGTTTGAGAGAGCAGGTAATCAGCATCAATCATCGTATCGATACCGGCGGCGAATGTACATTTTCCATCAGGCGACCCTGGATCTGTTCCAGGAAGGTTTTTGATCCATACAATCGGAACAACCCCTAATCCGTGACTAACTGATCTTACGTCATCACGCATCAGCCCATCTTCCCCACGAAGCGGACTATCTAATCTGACAGGCTGATACCAGATTGTCTCATTTTCTGTAAAATCCCGGGTAAACCAGTAATTACCGGGAGGGTGATCTCCGAATCCTGCTCGCAGGAGTCCATCCGCATCAACAATATATTGCTCTCTGACTCTGAGAAGTTTTCGCACGTCAAAAAGGGAAAATGTTGGCTCCAGAAAACATGTTCTTTTAATTTCGATAACAAGCTCACTGTCTACCGCCTGAATCAGAATGGCCACAGACCCGACCGAACCCATTACGGCCGCCTGCTCCATGACTGACGAGAGATTTAAATCTGATATAATATTTCGTAAAAGATGCTCCCGGTCATTATCATCAGCCCCCTCTTTCGTCTTCGTAACTACGGCGGGCCAGTGTGATTGACTAAAAAGAAGAGATACTGAATCATCGACAACCGTACTGCACAGATTGCTTCTTATAGAAGGGCGCCGTCGATTAATTGGTATATAAGTGGTATCCGCATCACAACTTTTAAAAAATGGGTACGGTATATGGTCGTATAATGTGCCATCAAGAACTTTTTCAAACGCTAGAAGTTCTCGGGTACGACGTGACAGTGATGATGGAAACATCATCGTTTTTTTTAATTCAAACCAGTCCAATTTCTCGCCTATCTAATGTAAATATTTTATAGTTAAAATATAAAACTACCTATCAAGAATATTTCCTTTTAATTCATTTGAATCAGTATTTGAAAATCTAAAGAAAAAATAATATCCGGCTGCATCCACAAGATGGTCAAAACCACCACCTTTATCCGGCTCAGAAGTCCCGTTACGATAAACATATTTCTCGTAACTCTCGATACTGAGGTGACATCGAGGTGATATATAGGCTCTTCTTTCACCAATAGAATTTTCAAACATGGCATTTGTGATATTTAATCTGTCCCTTACAGCCGGAGCTTTCTTCATAACATTTACATTCAGCCCAAAAGATTTAAGAATTGAGAAGTCGGTCTTTCCGCAAGACGATGTTCTTCGCGCCTGACCTGAAGGGTCCGGATATATTGTTATATTGTCACATGAAATATGATTCTCGCCTGAAAACGATTGTGTTAATACACCATACCTTTTTATAATCTCCCTTGCCATTTCGTCTGTATTCGAAGTTGGCAATATAATTTCATCTATTTGATAAGATATAGTATTGTTGTTTTTGTCCTTTTTTTCTTGCCATACAGTAGCGGACATTGGGTTAACATTGAAGTCGAGTCCTATATGGACTGCATAGCTTTTATCATAAAATATATCTTTTAAATTGTGCTCGCGGGAAAATGCATAAATACACCGCCCGCAAAATGTCTCAAATGATGCTTCATACTCTTGTCGAAACTGACGAATATCCAGACATCTTTTGGCATCTTCTATTTCCTGTTCAGGAACATTTCCTCCGTCAAGCGTGGTATATGAACAAGACCACCATCCGGATTCTTTTTCAATTCCATCCTGACCCTTTAAATATAAATCATGGAAATGATCTCTGCCTCTTGGCGTTCCGATAAATAACGCATGTCCCTGAGTTGTAGAAAGCATTGGTCGAATAACCTCTGACCAAGCCTCTGGCTTAACATTCGCCCACTCATCACCTAAAAAGAAAAACAGCCCCGTTCCACGTAATGCATCAAAATTTTCTAAACCAACAACTCTGATAATATGACCGTACGGATTGATTTCAAGAGAGAGATCCGTCTCCCGCGGAGGAGATTTCAACCATGATCGAGGGATAATATTTTTTAAACGAGGCCAGAATATTTTCTTAGCTTGTTTGTAAGTAGGTGCTCCATACCAAATTTCATCTTCAGGTTTAATATTATTTGATACAGCAAGCCTGACAGCGCGTCGCATCTCTTCTGCTGCCTCAAATGTTTTACCAAATCTACGTCCGCAAACAGCAACTCTGAAGCGTGAATCTGATTTCCATCCAGCCTGATAAATATTCATTTGGGGGTTTGTTAGAGCATGCCGCTTTTCATTAAGTTTTTTATTTCCTGCCAATATTGACAACCTCAGGTGGCGGATCTGCCTCTATCTCCATTTTAACGGCCTGCAGATCATCCCGAGACAGAGAACTAACCGCACGAACTAAATCCGTTTTTTCTGCTCTGGCAAGTCTGCTTGCTCCATCCTTTAAAACTGCTGCAATAAGCTGTGCATTTGGAACTCGGTCAACTATTGGCTGACCATCTGCATCAGTAACAATTTTTCCTTTTTCTCCACGCCTGAATCCAGGCATACCTCCAAAAGCTAATTCACGGACAGAAGCAGTCAATTCATCATGAAAAAGATATCTGGCCATAGTCAGACGCTCTCTTTCATCGGGATTTTTTTTTAAAAAGTAATAAAGATCATCAAGTGGTCGCCCTAGCAATCGCATACAATGAGAACTATTACCCGTTTTTGCGACACAGTCACATAACGCAACGAATTCACCGTACGCCATCGGGTTTCGCGTTCGCCTCATTTACAAACTGGTACGACGCGCAGGTGCGCGCTTCCTATTCCAAACTGAGCTTGAACCAGACGTCATGCCTGTAGAAAGAGCTAGTGGACTTTCTCCGCTAACACCATAACTATTTTCATTATTGCGGGCGTTATATTCCATAATGGATATTTCTTCAATACTATCAATGTCTTCAGGATGTAAATGTGCGCAAACCTTCATTTCATTGATTATTTTTGATCTGCCAATTACACATAGTGCATATAAATTATTTTCAGAAAGTTTTTTTTCGTTTAGTTCTGCAAAATTTTTAACACAAAAAAGTGCTCTATGATTGTATTGTACGTTAATTTCAATTGGGACAAAAATTATACTTCCTGCAATAGTTTTTTCTAAAATTAAAGCATAACGCTGTCTGAATTCAATGATATCACCTCGGCCTATTTTTTTCATACGGACAAACGCCTTCTTACTCTCAAAGACGAAAACGAATCTTCATTTTGGGTTCTGAAATATGACTTAATGCCTATAGCATCACATGTTATGTCGCTTCCGGTGCGCAAAGGCTCCCAGCCCGCCTCTTTCCGGCGCTCAGTGGCATTTTTCATTGCCCCGCAGGATATACCCATCTGAACTGAAAGCCTGTGTATATAGCTTCTACTTACACCAAGGTGCTTTGCTATAGCTCTGATAGACATTCGCTTTTCCTGACAGGCCGGAAGCGCTCGGACACAACGCTCTCTCTCTATATCTTCAAATTTCCTGGCCATATTTATCACCCAAATACATATTTTATGCATATCCAGAAAGCGCAATTACTATCTAGATTGATTATTTATTTAGACCCAAGCAAAAATTGCAATAAAAACAAATGAAAAATTACACTCGCCTTATTTTCTTATTTGTCTCTATATTACTTTTCAACTCAGATCTCTTTTCCCTTCCACAAAAGACATTTGAAAGATTTCACGCACCACCACGCGCTCCGTCAGCCTCATAGTATCATATAATATTCATATGAAAACTATTTTTTTAAAATGTCCAAATGAAATTTCATTCTGCAATTTTTAATTTTCTCGAAGAGAAAAAAGTTTTTATGGATAAATTTTATTTAATGATAATTTCCGTAATATTTATTTTAAATTAATTTAATTAATATAATAAAATTTAACTATAAATATTTTTATATTGTTACACACAGAGCATCGCAGTTAATAAATATAACTAAATCTGATTAATTCTATCCACGAAAATTATATCATATCCTACGCGGTGTGTTGTTCGTTTTTGCATAGGCTATAGTAGTTCTTTTTGACGGAATGATTATCACAATACTCCCCCTGCCAGCTTTTCTGAAAGTGGATCAGCATCAAAAGTCTTATCAGCGATTATGGCCTTGGAAATGTGCCTTTAACTGATCGTGGCTGTCATAATGGAAGTGTCTGGATGAGGATGGTATGTATCCGATATGGCGCGACGCAGTAGGTGTTCCGGAGACGCTCAGGCCATTTTTCTACCAACTTGTCTGCGAGTTACGTCACCATAAGCCTGCTCGTCCGATCGATGACGATATGAAAAAAACCAGTCGAATAGCTCCTACGGCGTGTCGTCAGTTAAACGTGCCGGTGAGTGAGGGTTGTACTTTCTGACTGTCTGTGGTGACTGTTTTCCCGGTTTTTTGGGGAGGCAGGCGGACATTACCCAGGCTGAACCGCTTCTCGAAAATATCGAACCGGGCGCCTTCCTCGCCGATAAGGGGTATGATGCGAACAGGTTGATCGACAAGCTGACGCAGCGTGGAATCACGCCTGTCATTCCGCCAAAAAGTAATAGGAAGACGATACGGGAAACTGACTTTGCCCTTTATCGGGAACGGAACCTGGTCGAGCGCTTCTTCAATAAGCTTAAACAGTTCCGTGCTGTCGCCACCCGTTACGACAAGCTGAAAGCAACGTTCCTCGCCGCAGTCCAGTTCGCTTCCATCATCATCCTGCTTAACTGACGACACGCCCTAAGGCACTACCGCTTTGATTTGTCGCCCTCAATGCCAGACAGACGTGAGATCCCATACATTGAAAACAGTGATGCCGCAGCTGAGCATGTCTGATGTGGAGCAGTTGCCTGCAAGGCATAAAGACAGTCGTCTAAAGGCAACAAGGGTATGACAACGAAAGGCGGCCACCATTGCTTTATCCGCCGGACAAGAAAGTTGAGCACGGCTCTTTGAGCGGCCGCCTTTTGATCCTCAGAACGCTGACATTCCCGCCATTTTGCCACTGTCGTCAGGTTAATCTCAAACTCCCGATCAGCGCTTGGAGCGACCCTCCCGATCGCTGTATTGCTGTTCGTACACGTGCGTGGGTATGCCGCTTCTATAGCATATCTGCCCCCAAGATTTCTTTCCACCGCGTGAAAATAATACATCATCAAAATACACGAGTAAATAACCAGCTTACCGGCCCTTTGAAACTGTCCGAAGAACCGAAGCGCCTCTTTATAACTTACTAGATTCACATTATTCCAGCCGACCACAGCATGCGACTTAATCACGCTCCATGCGTTTCAACATAATCTATGAGACCAATGAGATTGAGCATCGCCTGATAAAACCAAATCATCCTCAGTGGTTTAGGGCTTGTGGGGATTCATTGTGAGTGGATGAAGCCCGCTGCGAGGCGGATCATGCCGCTGAAGCTTTTGTCGATTTTGTCGGCATGCACGGCAATGCGTTTGAATTCTTTGAACTTACAGAAAAAGTTTTCGATTAAATGCCGCCGTTCATATATTCCCGGTCAGACTGTAGCCACTTTGAACGTCTTGAATGCTGGGAGATGACAGCCATGACGCCCCTTTCATTCGTTCAGCGATGATAGCCTGTCGAACGCCTTGCCGGCATGAATTCGAGACCGGCAATCAGCGGAAACACACGAGACTGCCCGGAGCATTCGTCAACACGAGAGTTTTCGTTGTCATGCCGTTCTTCGAGCAGCTTGAGGATTGCCTCTGAGTCTCCCTTCTACATCCTGACCGTAGCGGTGGACTTTCACTATCGTTTCGTCAGCCATGGCATATTCCATGTCCGGATCCACCCACCGGACAAAATATCGAAAATCCGTATTGAGCACATCGGCAGCACGCCAGTCGTTGAAGTGACGGAAAATGCTGCTCCAATTACCGAACACAACAGGCAGATCACGCCATAAACTGCCCATTCGGACAATCCACAGCATCGCCCCCCTCCCCCCTGAAAAGGTGGGCAGTTCTGCCCTCTCCAT